GGAGTTCTTCTTGGTCACTTCATCTATTTGGGAGTTATGAGAAGAAGAAAATGACATGGCAGGACAAAATCAGGGATAGTAACTGCACTCTATGCCCTCTTCACGAGAACGCTCAGCACGTCTGTCTTATGGGCACAGGTCCCAAGAAACCCAAGCTGATGATCGTCGGCGAGGCGCCAGGAGCACGAGAGGATGAGTCACATCAAGCGTTCGTCGGACCGGCTGGTAAGCTTCTCACGACACTACTTGAAGAAGTTGGGATCTCACGCGAAGACTGCTACATCACCAACGCCGTCAAGTGCAGACCACCCGATAATGCGACTCCATCCCCATCAGAGACGAGAACATGCCGAGAAGCCTTCTTCGAGAGAGAGCTACAACAGGTCAACCCAGAATACGTGCTCGGTCTTGGTAACACTGCACTTCTCGCCCTTGTCGGGAAGAAGGGCATCACTAAAGAACGCGGTAAGCTTTTCCCAATTGGGTCCCTCAACATACTCTGCACGTTTCATCCTGCCGCTGCGCTTAGAAGCGCTAGTTATCTCCCTCATATTCGAGCGGATTTCGCCAAGATCGCCCGACTACTTAAGGGAGATAGCCACACAGATCCGGTAGCCCCTCGTACCAAAACCAAGCTCATACGAGACAGTGCGCAGTTGGGATTGCTCATTAAGCGTCTGGAACGATCGGACGAGATAGCATTCGACCTCGAGACTACTGGCCTTCACGAGTGGGCTGATGGTGCGGCGATCGTGACGTTGGGTGTTTCATGGGCGCCGGGTGAGGCTGCAGTAGTTCCCCTTTACCACAATTCAGTTAATAGTAGAACGTGGAAGCCATACGCTCTTGAGGAACTCAAGTCTGTGCTCGAGGACCCTACAAAGAAGTATATAGCCCACAATGCCAAGTTCGATTGTAAGTGGCTAGCGAAGTTTGGCATCTATGTCCCGATCACGTTCGACACGATGATCGCTGCACATTTGCTTGACGAGAATCGAGCCAAAGGGCTCAAGCCCCTCTCCGAACAACTACTTCAAGCCGACGGGTACGAGCTCAGTAAAGTGGAAATGAAAGATGTAGCCTCAGTTCCAATCAAAAAGCTAGCCCTCTACAATGGCAAGGATTGTGACTACACGTTGAGGTTGTATCACCTCTTCCGGGATCAACTCAAAGAAGAGCCTCGCACCGCGCGATTGTTCAAGAAGCTCTTGATGCCCGCAAGCAGGGTGTTTGAGCACATAGAGATGGGCGGCGTGTACGTAGATCCTGAGAGGCTGGCTACACGTACTGAGAAAGCAGCGAAAATCATAGTTCAACTAGAATCCTACATGAGAAAATACTCAAAGAGCAAGACCATCAACTTCAACTCGCCCGCTCAAGTCGCTGTGTGGCTATTCAACGACCTAAAACTACCAATTATAGAGGAGACGGGTACAGGTGCGCCTTCGACTAAGGAGTCCGTTCTACTTCAGCTCGCCAAGAAGCACGAAGCCGTTCGAGCCCTTCTTAAGTACAGGAAGTGGTCAAAGTATCTCTCGACCTATCTTCTACCTTGGGCCAGAGTGGACTCACATTCCCGCATTCACCCCTCTTATAGACTCACGGGCACTGTCACGGGACGACTATCTTCTAGTAATCCCAATCTCCAACAAGTACCAAGAGATACTTTCATCAGAGGGATTATTGGAGCTCAACCAGGGTGGAGTTTCGTTGAGGCTGACTATTCCCAAGTAGAGCTTAGAGTAGCTGCGATGCTTGCGCATGAGCACAACATGCTTAGATCCTTCGCCATGAATGAGGATATTCACATGAAGACTGCATGCGCTACTACTGGGAAGTCACCTGATGAAGTAACTAAAGAGGAGCGCAAGAAGGCGAAGGCAATTAATTTTGGGTTTCTATACGGCATGGGCGCATCGAAGTTTGTGATGTACGCCCGAGATAATTATGGGGTGGTGGTGAGTCTTGCCGAGGCAGAACAAGTACGTGACAGATTCTTTTCTTCGTACCCGAATCTACGCCCATGGCATACACGTCAGCGGCGACTTGCGCAGCGATATCAGAGAATTCAGAGCCCTATTGGGCGTATCAGGCACTTGCCGGATATGCTTTCGTCCGATCAGAAGATACGCGCTGAGGCGGAGCGACAAGCTATTAATTCCCCAGTCCAAGGTTTTGCGAGTGATCTCATGTTGGTGTCCGCTATGCGGTTGGATTCCACCCTCCAACGTAAAGTGGCGCGTATCGTCGGCTCGGTTCACGACTCCCTACTCTTCGAAGTTTATCAAGATCACCTTGACTCAACTATTGAGGTCATACGTGAGACAATGGAGGATACAGCATACATCCGAAAAATCTTCGGAACTAACATAACAGTCCCTATAGAGGTAGAGATCAAGGTGGGTCAACACTGGTCAGAGGGAACAATTGTTGATCGTGTAAAATGAACGTTGTACGTCGAACGGGGAGTATAATATGAAGCCTAGTATAAGAGCAAGGCGTAGGACATTCGCTCATCAACTAACGACTGCTGGTATTCAACTTGGAACTAATAACAATTTGCTAGTGAGAATAACTGAGCATGAGGTAGATATCCTCACTGACAAGGAGAAGGCGTACATCGAAAAGCTCAAAACTCGGCTTCACCAAGAGGGCATTATTCTCATCGAGTTGGCTAATAGGATAAGGAGCGTCCAGTGATCACAGAACGGGAAGCGCTGGAAATAGCGCAAGAGTTTTATGCCCTTACACTGGGACAACGGCGCACTGAGTTTTTGTCTCCGCGAGAGGATGCCTTGATCGAGCGTTTGCGTGCTGCTCTCGCCGCGTCGCCGTCTATGTCAGAGGAAGCTTGTGAGCACGAGTGGACACAGCACATGCTCGGCGATAGGTTGCCTCGACGCTGCAAGAAGTGTTTGCTTCATGAGACAAGCGATGAGCTACATGCTCGCCTAAACGTTGTCGAGCCTTCTACGTCAGGGGAGGCGCAGGAGACGTGGCAAGAGCGCGCTGAGCGCAAGCGCCAGTTTATCATCAACCCCAACACATCCGGGCAACGTCGATGGTTGATTGAGTACAGCGACTACTTGGCACTTTCCGCCTACTCGCCACGCGATCAGCCGTACGAGCGAGGGGAGCTTGTGGAAGTTGTCGAGGCTGCCACTCCTTCTCCCACAGTGACGGATGAGATGGTGGAGCGTGGAAGCTTGGCATACGCGCGTGTCGAGCAGGCGTTCCCGCTAGTGTTTGAGCGTGAGAGAATTGGGTGGGAGTCGTTCCTGCATTTCAAGGTCAGGCTCATTCTTGAGGCCGCTCTCTCCCAAGGAGACAAGTGATCAATGATCCAAATCTCAAACTCCAAGGCTAAAACGTATCGACGTTGCCCTAAGCAATATGAGTTTAAGTACCCTATGAAACTTAGACCTAAGATTAAGGGTCTTCCACTTGAACGAGGTTCATGGATGCACGAACTTCTACAAGTACACAACGACGGGGAAAACTGGAAGCGGAAGCACAAAGAACTTACTACTAAATTCAATAACCTGTGGGATGAGGAGCGCGAGGAGTTGGGCGACCTCCCCAAAGAATGCGCTACTATCATGAAGTCCTATCTCCGTAAGTATGCAGACGACGATCAACGATACCGAGTAATTGATTCGGAGATGGACGAGGTCATTGAACTTCCCAATGGACTACGCATCAATATCATCATCGATCTCATTGTAGAAGACTTGATAGAGGGGGGTCTCTGGATCAGAGACTATAAGTTCCGTAAGAACCTCTCAGAGGCCGACGATATGATGCTCGATCCCCAGCTAACCACCTACTTCTGGGGGGCTGAAAAGATGGGGTACAAGCCACTACGAGGAGCCGAATACGATGAGGTGCGTACAAAGCCCCCTACTGTGCCAGCTTTTCTCAAGTCTGGGAATTTGTCACGAGCTAAGAACATCGACACGGACGTCTATACCTATATGCGTGAGATTATCGCACACGGACTTGATCCTCGTGATTACACTGAGACTTTGCAGCTCATTGCTGTGCGCGAGAAAGATAGATTCTTCCGTCGTACACAACTTCCTAAGGACCCCCCCGTGGTCAAGACAATGACTAAGGAGCTCGTACAAACAGCTATAGAAATTGAACAAGCCGAGACCACAGGGAGATACCCGCGAACATTCGATGCGTCTTGTAAGTGGGGTTGCGCTTACAAGAACATCTGCATTGCACAACTACACGGAGCAGATATAGACTCCATGATAAAGATGGGATTCGAGGTGAGTAAACGTGGCGACTAAGGGCTCTGCGATTGACGCAGTACGCAAACGCATCATCCCTGTGACTGAGGCTGACCCTTACGTCAAGGTACTCTTGTATGGCCCCAATGGGCACGGCAAGACACGTACCGCAGCCACAGGGCCTAAAACAATCATCCTTGACGTGAACGAGCGCGGTACGAGGTCAGTCCGTAATTACCCGGATGTACACGTCTTCCGAGCTAAGTCGTGGGAAGATGTGGTGTACTTCTATTGGTATTTGAAGGCGGGCGACCACGATCACGAGACAGTCGTCATTGACACCCTGACTTCTATGCAGATGGTGTGTCTCAATCACACACTCAAAGAGGCTGAGGATCGTGATCCCGCTAAGGATCCTGCTCTAGCATCTCAGAGGGACTATGGCAAGGTCAACACTCTAATGAAAAACCAAATGCTCTTCTTCCGGAATCTCCCAATGCACGTCATCTTTGTGGCCCAAGAACGAGCAATCGATAATGAGGACGGTGACCCACAGCGAGTACCTAATCTTTCCCCGGGATGTAGAGGAACAGCGCAGGACTGTGCGGACTACATAGGGCGTATTTTCAAGAAGGAAGTAAGAGCAGTAAATCAGAAGACGAAGAAGGAGACTAAGAAGTGGGTGACTCTAATGTTGATAGGGCCACACGAGGTCTTCATCACTAAGGATAGATCCGGGGAGTTGGATCGAGTCGTTAAGGAACCAACTATCCCTATGATAATCGCAGCTAACAACATCACACTGGAGGCGTAGTAATATGGATGGTAATTTGCCGATATTCCAAAAGACGGACGAGGGTATTATAGAGAGTTATGATGGGGATACCCATGTTGTGGATCAGTCTCCTTGGAGGCAATACAGAAAGCGACTTCTAACGAAAGCTGCAAGGATAGAGGGGCCCTTCCGAGTTATCACAAGTGAGTCCGAGAATGAGCCTTTCCTATGCGAGGACGGTTACCTAGCTATAGACGCTAGAGGTTACCCCTATGCCATTGCGCGTGAAGAGTTTGAATTGATCTACGAGGAGGTAAAGTAATATGGCTAAGCTTATCGTTGATTTCACCGACGTCGAGTCGGGTGGAGGTCGTGTACGTGTCCCAGAGGGCGATTACCGAGTGAGTGTCGCTAGCGTCAAGCAGGAGACCGCCAAAAGCGGGAATGAGATGCTAGTATGGGAGTTCGAGTTTGAGGGGGGGAAAGCTAAGGGTAAATCTATAAGGGACTACACAGTTCTTCAACCCAATGCTCTCTGGAAGCTCAAGCAGCTTCTTGAGGCTCTAGGTATTGATGTACCTTCCAAGAGAATCGATTTCATTCCGCTTATGAAGAAGTTGAAGGGCAAGGAACTAGGTATTACAGTTGTGGATGAAGAGTACGAGAACAAAATTTCCTCTAAAGTCTCAGACTATATAGACCTTGAGACTTTGTCGGACTTCGATGCAGGGGATGATGACGAGGACGAGGCGCCCAAAGCTAAGAAAAAAACTAAGAAAAAGAAGTCAGAAGAAGACGACGAGATCGAGGAGATAGACCTCGACGAGCTATAGGAGAATAGATGATTCCCAGCGACTTTCACATTAGCGAACTATGGCTAAATCCCAGTTGGTATGCGTTCATGAGTTCAGAAGCTGGGGGAATAGTAGTGAAGGTCGTTGGCCTCATCATCTTTGGATTCTTCGTGAGATGGATTCATAATCGAGTTCACGAACATCTCGAATGTCACGTAGAAGGCTGTTCTAAGTTGGGGCATCCTGTACATGGAACTAGTTTCAGGGCTTGCAAGGAACATCATCCACATCTCCTAGAAGAAGGCCACACAGTTGAGGAAATACACGTCGCTGCTCAGAGGGGACATTGCTCATGAAGCTACTTATCCTCTGTGACGAGGGTAACAAACGATCCGTCACTCTTGCGGGTCAACTCAAGTATATGGGCCACGACGTGCTAACAGCGGGCTTCAACCGCAATAACCAAAATACCTTGGGGATGCTCGATGATTGGGCTGACTTAACAATACTTACTTCGCATGACCAACTAAAGCATGTTTCACGGTTATTGTCTAGAAGTTTCGATCAACCCGAGCATTTCCAAGTATGGCATATTGGCCCCGATAACTATCCACAGCCTTACAACCCAGGCTTGCTACATATGTGCAAGAAGCTCATCAAAGATAATCCACTACCATCCCCAACAGAGGG